TTTGCTCATACACTTAGTGATTGAAAGTAGGGTTGATAGAATGAAACAAGATCATCAATGGTGCGAACCTTGTCATCATTTTCAAGACATTGAATAAAGACCTCTTTGTTGGTTGACCATTCTCTTCCGGTCCACCATTCAAATCCGGAAAAGGAAATCTTGTATCGAGAAGTTGATTGGTAGGACGGTCCCATATAAAGGGCTTCATACATCTTGTTGCGAGCATATTCAATTTCGACAAATGTAGCAAATTTGCCCAGATACAACTTGGGGGATGCATAGTCCCAGCAGAACTGGTGGGCAATCAGAGAATTGCCCACTTCTTCCAGAACCGAGAAAGCACACCATTTTTGACCAGCTTCGGCAAAGAGAATGAAGATAAGGTTATCATCATCATAAGATCGAATGAACTCTTCTTGAGACATTGAATCGTCAAAATTGCGATAGGAAACATACGATTGATAGATGGAGTAGAGATCAGGAAGATCAGGCTGGTTTAAGATTTCGGTCTGTACACCATCAGCTCTTTTGCGAGTCTTTTTCTCTTCCTTGGTGCCCGATTCATATTTCAACAGGTTGATTCGAGTCTGACGACTTTGATACCAGACCATATCGTGATCTCTCATAAAATTGGTATCATTGTCATACCAGATGTTGGAAGGTGACCATCCGTTACTCAATGCCCAATCATACTCAAATCGATCAAAGATAGCCGAGACCAGACAATGGATAAAGTCGGTGTCGGTCTGCACTCCGGCGATGTGATCAAAATAGAGTTTCATTCTGCCTCTTTCATAACCGAGAAGTTGTTCTTTTTGGAGAACCGAAGTACTCGGTCAAACTTGTCCTGCCACACATCAGTCTTATGGGAGATCACAAAGATGTTGGTCGAGTCACCAAAGGTGTCAAAAATCTTGAGTAGATTGTCACTTCCGGCCTCGTCCAGCGATCCGTCAAAAACCTCGTCCATAATCAGCAGATTGGTATGGGTTGAATTTTTGAGTTCGGCGATTCGTCTCCATGTGAGCAGAAGAGCCAGATCAATCTTGGCTTTCTCCCCTTCCGAAAAAGACTCATAGGAAAAGTCATCCCGGTGGCGAGACCGAATAGTTTCGCCAAAGGACTCGTCAAGATTGAACGAAACAAAGAAGTCAAAGGCCGACAGATACTCGTTGATGAGTTGGTTCATAACCGGAAGATACTTTTGAATGATTCGAGTCTTGATGCCCGAATCCTTGAGCATTTCCTCCGCGACGATCTGATAGGTCTGTTCCTCCTCCATCTCTCTTCGGAGTGATCGGTTCTCTTTTCGGGAATCGATCAATTGATCAAGCTCCTTCTGATGCTCGGTCAGGTCGATTTTGCCCTGATTCAGCTCCTTGAATTTCTGATATCGAGTCTGGACAAGATGGCTCATCTCCTTCTGATCCATCTGAATCTGGGCTGATAACTTATCAAATTCGTTGATTTTCTTCTTGACCTCTTGATGCTGGGCTTCCAGCGACTCAATTTCCTCTTGTAATTGTTGGTAACCTTCGGACACTTCGGACAACGAATCTTTGAGGTTCTGAATCTTCTCTTGGCGAAAGGTCTGGTCAATGGGCTGAGAACAAGTCGGACATTCTTCATTGACTTCAAAGAAATCAATATCCTTCTGGTATCGTTCAATTTTGTTATTGATATTGCTCTCAAACCCCCAGAGCTTCTTCTTTTTCTTGTTGATCTTGGATTCATCAGGCTTTTCAGATTGGTCCAACTGATTCTTGTGCTCATTGAGTCTGGCATCAACAGCCTCAATTTCATCTTCCAGCTCTTTGATGGATTTCTGCAACGACTTTTCGTTTTGATTACGAAGGTCTTCCAATTGCTTCAAATGATCCTCTTTCATCTTCACTTGTTCATGCAGCGATTGAGCTTGTTGCTCAACTTTCTGGAGGCGGTTCTTGAGGCTTGATTTCTTCTCTTTGAGAACACTGGTCATTGCTGAGAAAACCTTGATGTCCAGCAGGTCTTCAATAACCTCACGACGATGGGCCGCCGAAAGTTGCATAAAAGGCACAAAAGAAGATGATCCAAGAACCACAATCTGATGGAAAGACTTGTGGTTGAGCTTGAGGATATTGGCCTCCAAATGCTTCTGATAATCTCTTGAATGGGATTGTTGATCAACCTTGGTCCCATCTTCCCATATCTCAAATCGATTGGGCTTGATGCCCCGCTCAACTCGATAATGGGATGACCCGACCCTGAATTCAACAGACACCTCACATTTCTTGCCGTTGACCGAATTGACCAATTGAGGCTTGTTGATTGATCGATGGGGCTTCCCAAAAAGAGCAAAGGCAAGAGCGTCCAGCATCATGCTCTTTCCTGATCCGTTGCTCCCGACTACCAGAGTCTTAGGAGACGAATCCAGATCAATTTCAATCGGGGTGTCACCCGACGAAAGAAAATTGCGGTAGGTTAGTTTTGAAAAATGAATCATGATGCAGAATCAGAAGTGGCTTCGGTGTAAAGACCCAGAATGTAATTCTTGAGGCGATCCTTGGAGATATCAGAATCGGTCTGGATATCGTCCACATAGGTCGTCAGCAAGGATTGAGTGCTGTCAATGGACAAGTCAGAACCCTCCATGATAGACGAACTGTTGTCAATTGTCAACTGATAATCCTCAAAAATCTTGAGGTCATAAGGATTACAGGATTGAAGAGTCGTCACAAAAGACTCGTACTCGTCTGGATCGTCACCTCTAGAAGTCACAATCAACCGAACAAATTTACCCTCGATCCAGCTCCAATCGTCGCCCGAAGGCTTGGTCCCAGAATACTGGATTTTGACATAGACCGAATCCTCGTTGAGAATCGGAATAAGTTTTTTCTCGCCCAGATCAAGGACATGAAAGCACTTGGGGTCATCAACATCGCCCCAGTTCATTGGATACGGAGCCCCCAAATATGTGATGTTCCCGATTTGGGAACCTACATGATAATGGCCCGATAAGACCATGTCAAATCTTTTGAAGATTGATTGGGAAAGACCTCGGGATTTGATCGAGGAGTTGGCAATGTAAGCAAACCCTTCAATCTCAAAATGGCCCATCAGAATCTCAGCTTTGGTCTCCTCCATGAATTGTAAGCATTCCTCTCGATTCTCCTCGGTGATCCAAGGGATCAAACCGATTCTGACACCTTCGTTCAGATGAAGGAGATAGGCAGGATGAGTGTAAATTTTGATCCTATCATTATAATGGGGTTCAAAGATTGCTTCCAGACTGTTGACTCGATTGGTATTGCGATAGGTCACATCGTGGTTGCCCAGAACAATGTGCATTTCAATACCCTCTTCGACCAGACGGTCCAGAAACATACTCTTGACTCGGGAGATAACCTCGACCGGAATCTGACGGCGATTGTCAAAGAAATCGCCCAGATGAAAAATGGTGGTAATCTGATGCTCTCGACAGGTCTCAAAGACCTTGTCAAAGAATCGTTCGGCTTGTTTCAGATAGACTTCGTGTCCATTCTTGATTCCATAATGAGTATCATTGATGATCAGTATTTTCATAATAGCATTCTATAGTAATAAGGTTCAAATTTCAAATTGATGGGACGATCTTATTCTCGTTGGTTTTTCATCCGTTCAATGAACTGGTTATGCTGATTGTTGGTGTCTGCATCGTTCTGTTCAGCATAGTCATGGATGTCAGAGTTTTCGATCATTCGCTCCCTGATCTCGGTCTGCTTCCTTTCTCGGTCAATCCGACGCCAGAATGCCCATTTGATGATCTGAGTAAAGTAACCAAAGGCATTGGGTGTTCCAGACCTTGTCGGAGCTTGAGGGTTGAATTTGGCAGCCGCCTTGACACAGTTTTCAATTCCGTCTGACACCATTTCTTCCCGATAAGAATATCTGTAGTAAGAATGTGAGTGGGCCAATCCTTGGGCCAGTCGAATGAAGCAGTCGCCAATGTAGGTAGGAATGACCGGAGGTTCTTCTCCCTTGGCTTCAGCCTCCTTGACCTGAGCAGCATACTCGGACACAGCGGCGGTGAATTCCTTGTTGTTGACATAATGTTCTGGTTTTCGCTTACTTTTGGCCATATCTTACCACATATTTGAAGGTTTTCAAGAAAAAATGCGAGTCAAGGCAAAAAAGTCTTGACAAGATAAAAAAAATTTGGTATAATGAGTGAAAATTCACCAAGAAAAGAGGGACTGTATCAATTCAGAAATCGGTTCTGTCTCATCAAATATTGAGATAAGGTTTCTTCCACTGAGTCATTGGACTTTTCCTCAATCTCGTTGAATCTAGGCTTATCTTGTGACAGATATTCATTATCGGTATTGAGTAGATATGAGAAGAGATACTGAGAATAAAGTCGAATCATATAATCAGATGCAGGACTCACAGTAAGAATATCATGGGATGAGATATTAGCTTCTTGAGAAGATGATCCATGAATCCAAGGAATCAAAACTTGTTTCACCGACGAGAAATGATTGGAGTAAATAGTTGACATTAGGATCGGATAGGTCAAAGTGTAAATGTCATTATGAATTCCACTTTCATGTAGGTTGGAAATCAAAGTTTGACCATTGGTGAGTTTAACTAGAAACACGCTTTCAGGATCGATAAAGTATTCCATATCTATTACCTATTTATCTTGGAAGGGAATCAAGTGTTGTTGGAAGTCAAATTGTTCCTTGGTGTAGATTGATAGTCTTTTGACACCATGCTGGAGTGCATAATTCTGCTTGTTTCTCTTGTTAGTGAGATCATCAACAATGTCAAATACCTTCAGAGAAGAATTGTTACCATGTTTGCGAAGACCTCGTCCTATTGACTGAAGGACTCTTATCTGTGACTTGGTGGGTGATGCGAAGATGATGTTATGAAGATTCCTGATGTTGATGCCTGTTGAGAATGTTCCCAGCGAAGCTATCAACAGAGCATTGGATTCATTCTCCATTGTCTTTCGAATTGATTCACGGGTCGCAGCATCAATCTCTCCTGAGATGAAGTAGATGGGTCGATTGTCTGGATTCATTCTGGATGCCATATCAAAAAGAGGTCTTCCATGTTTCTCAACATAGTTGAATAGTAACAATGTATTTGATTTCTGAGAAAATGCAAGTTTTAGAACAAACTTGTTCCTTTTGTCATTGGATACCAGCCAGTCAATTTCCTCTGAATAGGTCTTGACATCTTTACGGAATTTCTTGATAACAGGCTCATCATACCGAAGGATCAAAAGATCAATATGAGTCTGAGAAAGAGTCTCAGACTCAATCAAATCTTTGGTGCTGGTGGCTCGATAGATCGGCCCAAACAGACCCTTCAGAACCATTTCATGAACTTCGGTCCCATCCAGAGTTCCGGTTGTTCCGATTCTGACATCAGCATTGGCGCAATTGTCCATGATTGTCGTGAGTGACTTGGCCTTGAATGTATGGGCCTCGTCTCCGATCACCATCTCAAATGGCTCAAACCAATCCTTCTCAAATCGATGGATTGATTGCCATGTTGTGATCACGACTCGCTTGTCTCCATAATTTTTCTCATGTCCTGCATAGATTTTGTGAATCATGGCTGAGGCGTCAAAGGATGAATCAGTCTCTGAATAGTCTTCAAAATCTGAATACATCTGTTCCACAAGGTTAGTCGTAGGAACTACGATCAGGCATCTTTTCTCCTCAAAAATTCGAGCTAGCAGATAGATCATCAGTGACTTGCCTGATCCGGTCGGAGACAACAGAATACCTCTTTTTGCCTTGACCATGTGGGCCACTGATTCTTTTTGGTAATCGCGGATTTCAATGGGCTTCCCTTTGGATGTCAAGGGGAAATCAAAATGAGGTTTGATTTCCTCTGAGGTCAATGCCTCCTCCAATTCAATCAAATATCCACGGTCATCTGCAAAGGACCGAAGATCAGGCAGAAGCCCAGCCGGAAATGACTTGGTCTTCTGATTGAAGAGTCTCAATTTTCCGTCCCATACCTTCTTCTTGAAGGCTGGCATGAATTTGTGATTAGGAACAAAGAAGGAAAACTCTTCAATCATTTCCTGTTCGACCGAAGGGTCAGTTCGGATCAACAATTTGGTCTGATCACGCTGGCATATTGTAATAGTATTATGGTTACTCACATGACTTATTTATATGTCAGTTGCCAGCCTCAAATTTTCGCCATTCAATGATGTTCCGAATAGTCTGATGACGCCACCTCAATGTGTCCAGAATCTCCTTGAGAGCTTCCACCACTACCTTGGCATATTCGATCTTGATCTGGATTTTCTGAATGTCAGAGTCTGAGTTGATGAACTCGGGCATATCCGATTTGAGTGGCTTGGACTCACCTTGAAACGGGTCATAGGGCCATTGGTGTTGATCCATTTCCTCTTGGGTCATCTTCCCTCCATAGTACCTCTTTTTCTTTTCTCTCATTTCGGTGAGTTCCAGTTCCCTTTTCTTGAGGGTGAGACGAGCAATATTGTACAGCTCAAGATACTTGGAATGGAGATTGGCTCCTTTCCGGCTTGTTTCGTCCAGTGCAAACTCGTCGATCGACGAGTCTTCTTCCCACATTTGATGGAGGGTTTCAATATCAATCATCTTTTTTTGGATCATGGTACAAACCTTTATTGTACCACAAAACCTGTGACTTGTCAAGTCACAAATTTGAATCGATCATATTCCAAGGTGACCGAGCAAGTCAGATATTCGACAGCCGAAGTTTGGGTGTTGAATTCCAGCTCGTTCAGTTGGGACGGGATCGCTTCCAGAAATTGAATCTGTTTGTTGGTTGTGTTCTGGTTGGACAGAATTGACAGAGTGGCATCTTTGGTCTCTACTCCTTGATGGGCGTTGCGTTCCATCCAGTTGAAGATTTCAAGGTAATTTTTCATCTCTTCATCCACCACAAATGTCATTGAAAATTGGCCATACTCGATTGAATCGCCACTCATCACTCCCTGACGATTGCGAAAAGGAATAGGGATAGGACTCAACGAAAGAGAAGGAAGTGAGACCGAAGTGCAGAAGTATTCCACATTGGCAAATTCGGTCGCATTGATGGTCAGCCGAAATCCGATCGGCGTCAGCATATTGATATTGTCAGTTAGTGCCATAGTCTTTACATTCTGATATTGGTACGCAAGAAGAAAGATTTGTCCGAATAACAACAAAAATTTGATTCTTGATTAAATGTTATGTAATCGTACCCATTTTTCTTTACCATGTACTTTATGATACTTTCGTAGGCTGAGGTGTGCTTGTCACTTGAACCTTCAATTAGATAACCGAAGACCTTGTACTTTTTGGAATGATCTTGTATAATATTGATTATGGTTGAAAATATCATTATGCTGTCATTCTTATTAGTGAGATCAAAAGATTCAGAGTCCTTTTCCTTAAAGTCGACATTGACTATCAAGTTGTTTCTTTTTGCTACCAATTCATCTGAATTTCTATTTTTGTTATAATCAATATTAAAGACTTTTGTAGCTCCTTTCAGATTCATAATTTGCATTATTTCTTCTTCATTGAAAAAGTCATCTTGTTCCGACAAATCAGTAAATGCAAGTTGAATCAGACTCTCCTTTGAGTAGAACAAGTACTCTTTGTAATCTTTTGTGTTTACATTAATGCGGTATTCGTAACTTTTTTGGAAAATTTCACTGATCAAAATTGATTCTGATGTCCGAATTAAGTCTTTCATTGGTCAAGTAGATGACGGTTATGAATCATTTTGGTGTGCTCTCGGATCGTTCTCTGGTAGGCTTCAATGCCTTCTTGAAGTCTCCTGATTTCTTCAATCCTTCTTCGGTCTTCTTGCCTCAGATTTTCGTTCTTTTTTCGTGTCTCTTGAAGAATTCGGGCTGATTCTTCAATTTCAGCCTGTGTCAAAAACCGACTCATGACTCTGCATAGGGACGCTTTACATCAATCTTGCCTTGCTTGAGCAGATCAGAAACTAGTTTTACCTGTCCCTTATCTGCATCAATCACAGGCATATCAGTGCGAGGAGGTGCTCCGCGAGGTGGTCTCTTGGATTGAATCATCTTGAGGCGAGTAAAAACATTCTCGATACCTTCTACTCCTTCCATCCATTCAATGGACTTTTCCTTGGAGTAGAATCTGGAATCCATGTACCTACCTTCGTAGATTGCTTGTTCCACATCTCTCGACTGGCCTGATAGACATTGATGTCTCCTGAATCTTTGGGGGCTCCTCTTCTTTTGTTGCCCAAAGCATCCCCGATTGCCCTCATAACTGGAATGAGGTCACCGATCGTCAGATTGACCATTTGTTCCCCCGACTTTCAGATTAGGGTCAGAGAACATAGTCGCACACCAACGATGGTGACCGTCCAGAATATGATTGTCAGATGAGATCACTGCGTCCAGATTACCTCCGGCGATTCCATTGACTGCCATTCCAAGAGCTTTACCCATGAAAATTTCAGACTGAGATGGATTGAGGTTTCGGGCCTCAATCATAGTATCTTTGGTTTTCAGTTTGTCGTCATTGTGATTTCCATCTTTCAAACCCTTGACCAGAAAATGATTGGACAATTCCTTGGTAAGAGGGTTTGGAAACTGATCAAGATCAACAAAGATGGTAGACATCTGCCCACCTCTGGCTTCCCCCAACAAGATACTTGCTGATTCTTCAATGATTGATTTGCTCATGACCAACACTAATAAAATTAAACTGTCCAGTTACTGGTTAGTTCAATGATTTCTTCAATCTTTTTTTCAATGTGTCTCAAATCTATTTTCATTCTGCTGTCAACTTTGTTCATGAGAGTTCCAATAACGCTATAGTGAAAATTATTAAGGGCGTCTTCAAGTTCCATCATCTCCTTTTCGACATATCTTTGGGGGTTTTCCTTTTGTCTTGAGCTTCTGCTCATTTGAGACTTGACATTAGCAATCTTTCTGGAATAATCAATAGCTTCATCCAAATCTTCGGTCGATTCTTTCCTCAAATCTTCAGTTGAGTCAATAACTAATCTTTCCATTCT